ATGCGCACCCGGATGCCCACCCCGGCCAGGGCCTGGCGGATGGCCTGGGCCATGCGCCGGGGCTCGGGCAGATAGGGCCGGGGGATGTCCATGACCTGCAGGGTGGCCTCGAAGCCCCGGCCCAGGCCCTCCTGGGCCAGCTGATGCGCGCCGCGAAAAATGCGGGCGAGAATCGTGATAATTGACCCTCGCCCGCCGTTTCACATACTGCAACGATGTTTCAAAATCAAAGGCTCGGGCCGACGCTCGGCGGGGTCGTCAGCACAGCCGAGAGAGTTCGGAACGCGACCGCCGCAGCCAGAGGGCAAACCCCGTTACCGGCGAGGCGCTGTCGGTCCAGCCGAGTGGCCACCCCATCAGCATCTCCAGGAACAGCGGGTTTGAGGTCAGGGCGGCGCAGGATGACTGGGGAGGCATTCATTCCGGCACTAGCTGAAGGCTAGCGGATATGGCCGGAATGAATGCCTCCCCAGTCCATCAGCATCTCCAGGAACAGCGGGTTTGAGGTCAGGGCGGCGCAGGATGATGTCGGACCAAGCCGCAACGTCACCTGGGCCTGGGGCGAAGAGCAGCAGATTGCCAGCGTCCTCACCAGCTCCGGCCCCAGCGTCGAGTGCAGCAGCTCCCAGAACAGCGTCCAGGCCGAGGCTGTGCCCACTATGTTCAGCTGGTGCCTGGCCTCGAACTTGAGCCTGCCGCCGCCCACCGTCAGCCCGTTGTCGTACTTGAACCAGGCTACCGTGGGCGTGGGCCAGAATGAAGAGCCTGCGCCGATGGTGGCTTGCGCCGACTTCTCGCGCGCTGAACACGCCCGCAGCAACCCGGTAGCCCAGGCCTTCAAGGCTTCGGGCGACCTCCGCGAATCCCATGTGAAGATGTCCGACGACGTTCTCGCAGAACACCCACTCCGGGTCGACCTCGGCGATGATCCGCGAGATGTCCGGCCAGAGGTGCCGGGGGTCGGCCTCGCCAAGCCGCTTGCCCGCAGAGCTGAACGGCTGGCACGGGTAGCCGGCAGTGAGGATATCCACGCGGCCGCGCCAAGGGCGACCGTCGAAGGCGCGCACGTCAGACCAGACAGGAGCATCATCCAGGGCCTGGTCCGCCATCCTGGCCACGAGAGTGGCCGCAGCGTGTGCGTCCCGCTCGACGAAGCAAACAGTCCGGTATCCGGGGTTGGCGATGGTGAGTCCCAGCTCCAGGCCGCCCGCTCCGGCGCAGAGGGCGAGTCCAGAAAGGGGAAGGGGATGTACAACCACATTGAGCCTCCAAAGGCCGTCTTGCGGCTCTGGGCGGAGGCTCGGCGGCCTTCAGGGGTTACGCTCCGCCGGCGAGCCGAGCGGACGCGATCTCGTAGTACTCTGGCGACAGCTCGATGCCGATGAAGCCCCGGCCCGTCTCCAGGCAGGCCAGACCGGTGGACCCGCCCCCCATGAAGGGGTCGAGCACCACGCCGCCGGGCCTGGCCACCTCCAGCAGGTCGCGCATGAGCGGCACGGGCTTGCCGGTGAGGTGCACCTTGCGCGGCGTGTCCACGCCCTGGCGGAACACGCCCGGCAGGCAGCGGTCCGTGGCGCGTTCGAAGCGCCCCTTGGTGGCGAACACCAGGTATTCGGCCTGGGCGCGGAACTGACCCCGCATGGGCCTGGCCGAGGGCTTGTCCCACACGATGACCCCGCGCCAGGTCCAGCCTGCGGCCTGCACCGCGTCGGTCATGACCGGGATCTGCCGCCAGTCGCTGAACACGAGCAGCGGCGAGCCGTCCCTGGCGATGCGCCAGCACTCCGAAAGCCAGAGCGCGGCCCAGGCCAGGAAGGACCGCTGATCCTTGTTGTCGCCCAGCATGGCCGGGTAGGCGCGCTTGGTGCCGCTTGACTGGTACTTGTTCGCGGGGTCGGCCTTGCGGGCCGCCGTGGACTGGCCGCCGCTGGAATAGGGCGGGTCGGTCACCACCGCGTCCACGTGGCCGTCCGGCAGATCGCGCAGCACGGCCAATGAATCTCCAAGAAGTAGCCTGATTCCGTTGTCAAAGACCCTGTCTGTCCTGGTCATGCGAGGGCTCCTTGCCTGGGGCTCGGCTGCCCTCGCTGTTGCGGCTCGTGGCCCTCACATGGTTGATCGTCCCGCACCGGGGACACTTGATGGCGAGGTTGAGCGCCTCGCCCTTGGCCAAAAGCCTGTTGCACTTACCGCATCGAATCTCCCGCATGTTGCTGCGCCTTTACGTGTTGGGCCTCTGCCTGCTACTCCTCCGGTACCCCGTGCGCACGGGCCGGAGAGCGGCATCAGCCGTGGTCGGATGTATCCGCATCCGGCCAGTGGGGGCGACTGCAACCGCCCCCGCCTCTCCCATCCAAACGCCGGAGGGGCCTTGCAAAGGCCCCTCCGCTGCTTGCAAAATCTACCGCGCCCGCTCCGGCGCCACCGGCACCCCGGCCACCAGCGTGGTGCCCACGGGCCAGCCGTAGTCGGCCAGCAGCAGGTCCACCACATCAGCGGCCTGGATCTCCGTTCCGCCCTCGGGTAGCTCGGCGCCGTCCGGCAGGATGGCCAGGGTGGCCGCGCGGTCGGCCCGGTCGATGCACATGAGCGCGCCGTCCGGGTAGCCCGCATAGCCCAGGTGCCGGAACGGCTCGGTCAGGTTGTCAAGGCCCTCGATGCTGGCCAGGGCCAGGCCCTCGCCGTCCACAAAGCCCAGGTCGGTCAAAACGCATTCGATGTACTGCATGATGCCCCCCCTAGAACAGCGGCGCGCCGAGGCCGCGCTGGCTCATCACGAGCGTTGAAATGTCCATGATGTTGGAGTACCCGCCGGCCAGACCCACTGCAAACTGATTGGTTGCCCAGGTCGCCCCGGCGTTGCTGCCCGCGCCAACGCAGACCAGGCGCTGCCCGCTAGGGAAGTCCTCCCAGCGCGCAGGCATGTTCTCCTGGGCCACAAAGCCGAAGTGGAAGTTGGTGTTCTTCCGCCACCAGCACAGCCAGGTGACGGCGGTATCCGAGACCTGTCCGGGGGGCTCGATGAAGCCCACGGCGCCGCCTGACGGGGCGATGATGGCCCCGCCGAAGCGCCCATTCGCGTCATTGGCGTAGGACTGCAAATACCCTGTGCCGCCGCCAAACGCCAAAAGCCTCTGTGTCACGGCCCTGGCACAATTTTCGATCTTCTGCGCCACCAGCCATTCCGCGCCGTTCAGCATGGCCACCAGCGCCGCCGCCGTGCAGGTGAAGTACTGGTTCTGGTTGGCTATGGGCCTGGAGCCCCCGGACGATGCGCCGACGCTGCCCGCCTGGGTCAGCACCAAATCCGCTCCGGTGAGCACGCCAACGCCGGTCTCGTTGGCGCTGGACCCGCCGGTGAACTCCCAGACAACGCTGTCCGCGCTGCCTGCGGCCATTGCCTCGGTGTAGGGGATGTAGACGGGCACGCCCTGTTGCGGACGCGCGCCGATAGCGATCATGCTCATGTGCTTGCCCTCCTACCAGGCCGTGATGGTGCCGGAAACGCCGTACTGGATCACCATGCCCAGCAGGCGCGCGTGCTCGGCCAGCGGTTGCGAGCCGTAGTCATAGTCGCGCTCGATTTTGAACGTCACGAGGTCGCCGACGGCCGGGGTGCCGCCGATGGTCATGGCCGCGCTGGCGGGCGTCTCGTGCGCGTCTCCGGCGGCTATCGCAGCATCATCGATGTTGACCGGCGTGCCGAACGCCGCGTCGAGCGCGTCGTCGTTGCCCACAGCCACGGCCGAGAACAGCCAGCGCACCTCATCCCCGGCGCTGGCCCCGGCGGCGGGCTCCCACAGCAGTTTGGCCCTGACCGTGCCCGCATCCCAATTGCTCGGCAGGCGGGCCGAGAACTGCGCGATGGTGTTCGCCGTGTCGCCGCGGAAGCTCATGTACTGGCGGTTGACCCTGTTCGTGGTGCTCTCAAGCTGGCCCGACGCCGCGCCGCCCGTGATGGCCGGAGACATGGACCCGGCGTCGATGTAGAACTCGTCCACATCGGCCCCGCCCAGGGCGGCCAGGGCAGCGGCCAGCTTGAGCGGGGTGATGATGGTCGCGTCATCCGTCCCGGCCAGGGCCTCGGCCTCGGTGGCGAGCTGGGCAATACCGGCTGTCTCCTCGGTGGCCGCGCCGGGCGTGGCTGACGCAATCTTCGCGTCAATGGCCTGGTCAAGCTGGGTGTCATCCTCCGGGTCGAGCGTGATCCCGGCGGCCTCGATGACATTGCACAGCTCCTCCTGCACCCCGTTGGCGAATGCAGGGGTCATGACCGTGGCCGGGATGGATGCTGCCGGGTTGCCCGCCGTGAACATGCGGTCGGGCGTGGCCGTGTTGTGATTGATCCTGTCCATTATTCCTCCTCTCCGTAGGCAAATTGAACGATGGTATGGGCCGGGGCGCGGTCGCGCACGGTGCATTCGAGCAGCTCGTCGCCCCAGCTGGCCAGGGGCTCGCCCACGCAGGACTGCCCCACCGAAAAATAGCGCACCGGAGACTCCTCCGCGCGCAGCCGGAACGTATGCACCCAGTCGCCGTCACACAGCGCGTCGCCCACTGCGGATTGGCCAACCCGGAAGGGCCGGAACTCCTCCACGCGGGCGTCCGGGTAGCCCAGTACTGCCGCCAGGGCCTCATAGTCCGCAGGGCGCTGGCCACCCAACTCCGTGAGCCGGGCGAGCACGGCGGCGCGCCGTTCGGCCAGGGTATTGGCGGTGGAGGCGCAGCCGTCCGGCAGGCCGCACACGCGTTCCCAGTCCGGCAGCAGCTCCGCGCTGGTGCGCGGGTCGCTCTCCACCGTCAGGTCGTCGGCGCGCTGGTCCACCCTGGCCAGTTCATCGGCCTCGGCCTGCAGGAGCCTGCCCCAGATGCTGTCCGGGTCGCGCGGCAGGGCGCTGCCCGGAGGCTGCAAGGCGAACAGCTGCTCGAGGTATTGTTCAGAAGTCAGCGCCATCACGCGCCCCAATCGATGGTGCCGACCACCGCGATCTCGCCTGCGGCGCAGGCCACGTCCTCGGTCGGGGCCAACAGCACATGGTCCTTCTCGCCCAGGGCGATGCTGATGGCCTCGCGAATGTGGCTGATGAGGATGGTGCCGCCGGGCACGGCCTCGGACAGCAGCAAGTCCCGCAGCTCCGCCTCGACCGCAGCGCGCACGCTGGCCAGGTCCGGAGTGAGCCGGATGGACAGGCCCAGGGACTTCGGTATCGGCGCGACGACATAAAGATTGGCGGTCACCGGTCGCAGGGCATCCAACACGGCCTGCACCAGGGCCACATCCGCAGCCTGGGGAATGCCATCGGCATAGGTGCCGTCCATCATGAAACGCAGGGTCACAGTGCCCGCCCCCAGCTCCTGGGCCGATGTCCAGGCGCGGGTGACGCCGGGCACGGTGAGCGCCCAGGTGACGTAATCATCGGACGCGCCGCCACGAACGGGCTTGCGGATGCGCGCGAGCAGCCTGGCGCGCAGAGAGTCGTCGGTTTCGGCGTCCGCGCCGCCTGCCAGCCCAGCCGGGGCGGAGGCCTGGGGCTGCACGCCGCTCACCGGCGAGACGAGATTCAGAAGGATGCCGGAGTCGGCGTTGCCCGCCACGCCCGCAGCCACGGCCTGCACCGGAGCGATGGCCACTCCGGCGGCGACAAGCGCCTCCTGCGTGGTGGCGTACTCCTGGCCATCGGCCCGGAGCAGCAGCGTGCCGCTGGGGATGGCCGAGCCGTCCAGCCCGATGAAGCTCGCCTGGCCGGTTGCGGCGGTGGCAGCCTTGCGGGTCTCCTCCAGCCATATCGACGCCCAGCGCTCCAGATGCTCCTGTTCGGCGGTGTCGGGCATGAGCTGTTTGGCCAGCCAGTCCAGGTAGCCATACAGGCCATGCACCGACCCGGCGCGCACGGCGGAAAGCACACCGACAAGGGAACGCCTCAGGGCGGGATCGACCCCGGACAGGCGGGCTGCGGTGTCGGCCTGGGTGCGCGTAACAAGGGTGGTCAGTTCCGGGCGTTGAAACGGCATTACACACCTTCCCACAGGTTGTTGAACAGGTACTCAAGTCGCGAGCCGTCGGGCCGCTCGATCTGCACGAGCAGGCCGAGCACGCCTTGCCGGGTGATCTCGGGGGTGACGAGGACGCTCCTGGCCACGCCGTCCTTGACGAACCAGGCCAAGGCCTCCTCCGCGTACTCCTTGGCCCTGGCCAGCACGCTTGGCAGCTGCTTCTCGCGGCTCAAGAGCCAGAGCCTGGAGCCGAAGGAATCCGGCAGCTGCCCGTAGGCATCCGCCCACCAGCCGCGACGATCGGCGCTGCCGTCGGGGATCTCGTCGTCGTCCTTGGCGCGGGCGTCCAGGAACAGGGACAGGACAACGGCCGTGCGCAGGGTGCCGTCGCTGGCCAGGTCGCCCCCCTCGACGCGGATGTCGCCGGCCATGTTCTTGAAGGCTATGGCGATGTCCATCTACTCCACCTCTGGCGGCTGGATGCCGTGTTCGACCGCAGGGGCAAAGATCGCGCCGGTGTGGTAGGTGTCCATGCGCCAGGTTGTTCCGCCCTCGAAATTCGTCGCCTCGCCGAATCCGGCCACGTCCGTCTCCAGGCGCGTGTCGGCGTGGATCTCCACCTCGCCACCGGAGAGGCGCAGCAGTTCCTCCCCGCGCATGTCGACCACGCGGCCACGCACCTCGATGATGCCGCCGCGCTTGAGCACGAGGCGGTGGCCAGGGGCTTCCTGGTCGTCGAGGGTATAGAGCGCGACCTCGCCGCCCTGGAGGCCCTGGAGCCGATAGCGCCTGTCGTCCACGGCGATGATCACCGCATTGGAGCGGCTGCCGCCCACGGAGAGCACCACGCATTCCGCGCCCGGCAGGGGCACGCTGGTCATGCCGTAATTCTGAAAGCGCTCCAGGCGGTCCATGACCTCGTCGGCCAGGGCCTGCACCTGCAGCTCCTGCAGGCCGCCCGCGTCGTTCACGGCCTGAAGCACGGCGCGGTTGACGAGGGTGGCCAGGCGGCGGCGCACGGGCTCAAGCAGCTTTTGCATGGCGCGCATCATGGCCAGACCTCGCCTTTGCCTTTTTCGGGCACGGGCAGCATGCGGAAGGCCTCGGCGGGCTGGAGCGTCAACTCGCAGCGGGTGCCCTGGTCGTCCAGCATGTAGGCCACCTGGGCGACGAGCAGCGTCTCCTCAAGATTCATCCAGGCGTCGCGCACGGGCACCTGTTGCCCCGGCGCCCACAGCCCGGCGCTGTGCTTCCAACCGGCCACGGGATAGGTGACCCGACGCGAGCGGCCATAGCGCACGCTGGCCTCCCACTGCGCGCGCTCCCTGGAGCTGCCGCCCTCGGCCTGGGTCTCGGCGATGATGGTCAGCGGCCGGTGGCGCGGCACGCGCTGGTCCGTGGCCTGGCCCTTGCCGTGCGCGGCGGCGGAGCCGTAGCCGTCCAGCCCCACGCTCTGGGCCTTGACCGTGTATGCGGAGAAGCGATCGCGCATGGAAAACGACCCCTTGCCGCTGAGCACGTTCACGCCCAGCTCCAGCGCGGTGGCCACGCGCGCGCCCAGCCCGGCGCGGGTGATGACGAGCCTGCCCTGGCCATCGGTGACGAGCAGCACGCCACGGACCCTGGCCGCAGCCTCCAGGGTCTCGTACACGCTGTCGCCCTCGTCGTTCTTGAGCCTCGCAAAGGGTGCATGGCAGGGGCATTCGACAACGACCTCGACGCCGAAGGGCGCGCACAGGGCCTGGGCAACCTGGGGCAGGCTGCGGCCAGCCCACTGCGTTGACGGGGCCGAGCAGTCCACCAGGTCGGCGGTTTTGTCACGGCCAGAGACCATCACAGTGTGGCTTTTCGCATCGTATTCCGGCAGCACGTCGTCTGCGTAGCCGGTGATGACAGGCTCGCCGTCGACCAGCACGCGGCAGGGAGCGCCGGGCTTGATGGGCCGGGGGATGCTTTGCCCTGGCCAGCGCTCGGTGACGGCAAGCTCGAAGGTGCCGGCCACCTGCTCCAGCCCGCGCCGGATGGTGATGGACGTCCAGCCGCCGTAGAGGACGCCCTCGATCTCCAGGCGCACGTCATACGCGGGCATCGGAAAGCACCTCCAAAGTCGTTCCGCCGGGCACTGCGCCGGGGTGGCGCACACGGTTGCGGGCCACGATGTCGGCCTCGCGCGTGGCGTCGCCATGGACGCGGTGGGCGACCACCAGGGCGGGCATGGTGGCCGAGAGCTGATAGTTGGCCAGGCGCGGCAGCTGGGCGGCGCGAGTGCCCAGATCCAGCACCATGGCGGCGCGCAGGTCGGCAAGGCGGACGTACACAGGGTCAGAGGCCCGGCTGGAGACAACTTCCAAGGCCTCGCAGAGCGTTTCGCGCACGGCCAGGGCCTCGTCAGCCGAAGAGTACGTCGCCTGGGCGGAGGCGCGGGCGGCCTCGGCCACTGCGGTCTGCTGCACCAGGTTGTCCACTGCGGCGAGATTGATCTGGTTCTGGGCCTGCACGGTGGTCTGAGTGGCGCTCAGCGTGGGGCTTGTCGTTGTTGCCGAGGCCGAGGCCGTGGGCAGGGTCTGCATGGCCAGGCCGCTGGCCAGGGATGCGCTGGTGACGGGGGTCAGGCTGCCCAGGATGCCGAGCTGGTCGACGAGCCACCCGGCCAGGCCGGAAGGCGTGCCCCACAGGCTGGCCAGGATGTCCTGGGAAAACTTGAGCTCGCCAAGGGGCGCGCCGACAGCGTCCTTGAGGCCGCCGAGCACCTTGTCGATTCCCGCCTTGGCCCCGGTGAGCAGGCGCGCCGGGCCGGAGATCTTGAACTTCTCGGCAAAGCCCTCCTTGGCAGCTTCGGTGACGGCGTCCGCGCTTTTGCCCACGCCCCAGGCGGTATCTTGCTTGGTGTCCGGGGCAATCTCCAGGCCAGCCTCCACAAAGGTGACGCTGAACCTGGCCATGCGGCCCTCGCGCATGGTTTCGCGCAGGTGCACTTCGCCGTCGACCTGGACGGTCTGCGTTCCCAGGTAGGGATGCACGAGCTCGCCGGGGCCTTTTTTCTCCAGCGCCTCGCGCAGGCGGTCACGCTGGGCCATGTAGTCTTCGCCGATGACGAACAGCTCCATGGCATAGCCGCGCGCCAGGCGCCCCATGTCCTCGGTGTAGGGCACATCGCGCTTGGGGTATTCATGCCTGACGGAGCGGCGTCCCAGGGTATGGTCATGGGACTCCATGACGAAGGGCACGCCCCGGAACGAGCCGGGCCGCAGGTTGTCGCGCCAGCTGGCGGTCTTCTCGGCCATCAGTGCGCCCCCATGTACAGGCCGGTGTCCACGTCCGCCGTGAAGCCGCTGGTGCGCAGATCGCGCACGGTGGCCGGGCCCGTGACTTCGATCTTCAGGTGCGCCTCCTTGGCGTTCACGGCGTCGGCGATATCCTTGGGCGTCAGCTTCTCCGCCAGGGCCTCGCTGCCCCACTTGCCGGCCACGTAGCCGACGGCACCGCCGAGCGCGCCGCCGATGGCCGTGCCCAGGCCCGGGGCGATGAAGGAGCCGATGGCCGCTCCGAGCTTCGCCCCGCCCCACATGCCGGCGAGGCCGCCTGCGCCACCGGCGGTGGTCTTCATCTTTTCCGCAGTGCTGCCGTTGCCCATCCAGGCGCTGCCGACCTCCACTGCTGTGCCGACGATGGCCAGGCCTGTGCCGATGCGCCCGGCCATCTTGGCCGCTCCGGCCAGCCTGCCCGCGCGGTTGCCCGTCTTGGTCAGTCCCTCGCCGATTCCGCCCGCACCGGAACCAGCAGCCAAACCGCCGCCCGGCATGTTCACCACGAAAACGGGGGTCACACCGGCGAATTCCTGGAGCGCCTTGCCTGTGGCCACTCCAGCGCCCATGCCGCCGACCTTTTGCAGCAGCTTGCCGCCGCCCTTGATCAGGCCGAAGCCGATCCCCGCCGCCGCCGCTCCGCCAGCAAGCAGTTCGCCGCCGCTGAACTTGCGCTCGTCGAGCAGATACTTGATGGCCTTCTGGATGGTGTCGTTCACCGGCTGGGAAAAGCCGTCCGCTGCCTCGCGCAGGGCTGCCTTGAGGCGGGAAACCTGGTCCACAGAATTGGCCAGCGCGCCTGGGAGGTCTTTCGCAATGGTTCCGCCTGCCTTTTCGATTTCGCTGGTCATTTTCCGCATCTCTGCGATGGCGCCGCCTCTGAGCAGCGCTGCCCACCCCTTCTTCGTCTCGAGGTCCGCGTCGCCGAGTGCCGCGTCGACGAAGCGGTCCCGCTGCGCGTCAGTGGTCAGCTTCTTGTACTTTGCGGCGATGTCATCCAGCACGTCGAACGCTTCCCGGCGCTCGCCCTTGGCGTTGTAAAAGTTGACGCCCGTGGCCTGGCTGGCCTTTTTCAGGTAGTTCATGTTGGTGAACGCCCGTAAGGTCGAGTCGCCAAGAGTAGACAGTCGCTCGGGATTTTTTTCGATCTTGGACAGCTGTTCGATAAACCCAAGAGTTTGAGCGTAGGACATCCCCGCAGCCTTTGCGTTCATCCCAAGCCGGGAAAAGATGCCGGACAAATCCTCCAGCTCGGCATTCCCAAGCCGTCCTGCCACGGTCATTTGGTCAAGCAGCTGTGTGGCTGTGCCTGCCTTGCTCAAATCGAACTGAAAAGCTTCGCCGGCAACGGTGAGTCCATCGGACAAGACCTTTGCGTTGGCCCCAGTGACGGCCATGGCCTTGTTGATTGGCCCGATGGCGGCCAGGGCCTTGTCCCACTCCAAGCCGGACTGGACCAAGCCATTGAAACCTATGAGCAGGTCGTCAACAGACTGGCCAGTCTCTTTCGCCATCGCGAGCAGCTCCTGCCGCAGCGCGGCAGCCGCCCGCTGGGACGCGCCGGCGGTTTGCGTGACGCGGATCAGGCCCCTGTCGAGCTGGGCCGACTCCACCACGGAGCGATAGCTCTTATAGGCGACACCGGCACCGGCCAGGGCCGCAGTGTACTTGCTGGCCAGAGCCTCCAGCCCGCGACCGGCCGCATGCACCGAGCGCGCGAGCAGGCCCATGTCGCGCTGGCCGGAGCGGGCAAGGCCGCCCAGGGCGGCCTCGTTGCGTCTGGCCTGGGCGGCGAGGTTGCCGCCCAGGTCCAGGATGATGCTTGCGCGCATGGTCATGTCGACTCCGGCTTGATCTCGTTGAGGTAGCGCAGCAGCCTCTGCAGGGGCATGGCGTGGATTCTGTCCTCCGACCAGCCCGTGTTACTGGCCAGAGCCAGAACCAGCAGGGGCAACTTCTTGGCTGCTGCGATCACCTCGCCCCCGTTCGGCAAGCACCTCACTCATGGCGGCGTCCTCCAGCACGGCGGCAGCCAGCTGGAGAGCGCCGAGGTCGCGCGGGGTGAGCTTGGCCAAGTCCTCCCTGGACAAGGGACCCTGAAGGTTGCCGATGCGCACAACCTGGCGGCGCAGCATGCCCATGCCGCAGACCGTTGGGCTCGAAACCAAGCGCGGGCCGTCGATGGTTTGCACCAGCTTCTCGCTCTCCTCCTGGGAGTTGATCACGTCGCCAGCGGTGGGCGCGCGCAGCTCGGCTTCGGTCAGCCGGTCCTCGCCGATCTTGAGCCCGTCTTTGAGGGTGATAATCGTGTTGGCCATGGGTTACGCCTCGTCGCAGCTGACGGCGGAGAACTTCATCTCCACCTCGCCAGTCTTGGCGTCGAGCTTGGGGGTGTCCAGCGAGAACGCCTCGCGCAGCACAAAGCGCGGGCCGCTGTCGCACTCGAAGCTGATGGTGGCGCTGGTGATGGCCCCGAGCTTCTTCAGGGAGGTGTCTGCGGTGTGGTAGACCTTGCAGGTCAGCTCCACGGGCATGGTCTCCTCGTTGTAGCCCCAAGTCTTGCCCGCGCCGACCTTGGCCTCGCGCTTCTCGCCGCCGAGGTCGAGGGTGGCCGCGCCCTTGTCTGCAGTGCGCAGCTCGGTGCCGTCCACCCGGATGATGGCTTTGCCGGTGATCTTTGCCATGATGGTGCCCTCCTACAGGACGAACTGGGTCAGCATGGCGAACATGCGGAACTGGTTGACCAGGTCCGGCATGGCCAGCGTGTCCAGGCGGTTGCGGTTGTCGGCGTTGCGCTCCACGATCAAGGAGGTTTTGAAGTCGTCGATGCTTTCGACCAGCCCATCGACCTCAAGCTCCAGCGCAAGCACGATAAGCTCGTCCTTGGCGATGGACGGGGTGACGATGGCCTGGCCGGGGCCGAAGCGGGTGCCGTCGTTGGCCAACTTGTGGCGGCCGTACTTCTGGGTGATGCGCGCGCGCACGGCGTAACGCCAGTAGCCCAGGGTGGCCGGGGTCTGGATGTCCAGGTAGCTGGGGTCCGGCAGCCCGTAGGCGTTCAGCCGGTAGAAGGTGATCTCGCGCTCGATGCAGCACTTGCCTGCGGCGTTCACCGTGTAGGTGGCGATGCCGTCATAGAGCAGCAGGTTGCGCTCCTCATCGGTCCAGCGGTCCTTGACCGCCGGGGGCAGGCAGGAAGGCAGCTCCAGGGTCTGGAGCGGCCTGGCCGGGTCGATGGACAAGCTCGCGGTGGCCACCATGGCGTAGTCGGTGGCGAAGATCCACGGCGGCGTGGGCGAGACTCCGGTGCCCATGCCGGTGCCGAGCTGGGTGTTGCGCGTGAGGCCGAAGGTGCTGGTGGCGCCCAGGGTGCCGCGCATGGCGGTGTAGGCCAGGCCTTCCTTCTGGCGCATGGGACCCCAGCGGTCCAGCAGCTCGGCATCGAGCGCGTCCAGGTTGGCCGTGTCGGTGTAGGGCATGACGATGGTGCGCCACCACTCGTCGCCCATCACGGCGATGGCATCGGTGACGTCCGGGTTTGCCGCGCCGCTGGCCATGGCGGTGATGGTGGCAGTGACTCCGGCGGGCAGGGCCTCGCCGCTGTAGTAGTTCAGCCGCAGGTCGATGTCGTTGCCGGTGGCGCCCTTCCAGCGGCAGGTCAGGTCCACCTGGGCCGGGGTGGTGCCGTTCACCGCGGCGATGAGGGGCTGGGTGGCCTCGGCGTTGATGGCCGCCGTCAGGGCCGTGGCCAGGGCCGCGGCGGTGTCGCCCGCCGTCACGGCGATGCGCACGCGGGTGCCCGCGATGTAGAGGTTCAGCACGCCGGACGCGGTGGCCGGGCCAGTCAGCAGGATGCTGCCGGCGGCGGCCACGCCGGCGTCGTCGTCCTCCATGGGGATGGCCCAGGTCTCCAGCCAGCGGTCCGCCTTCTTGGCGGCGCGGAACATGGCGGCGAGCATGGAGCCCTGGCCGAACAGGGCCTCGGCCTCGGCGGCGGAGGTGATGCGCACCGGGACCAGCGCCTCGGCGGTGCCGGCGGCCAGCATCTGCCCCAGCAGGAGCACCTTGTACAGGATGGAAGGCGTACCGCGCACAGCCTTGGAGTTGTCGAATTCGATGAAGGCCAGCGGGATGCGCACGGCATCGGAGATGGTGTTGAAGCTGATGGCCATGGGCTACTCCTGGGGCTTGGGTTTGGCCGAGGACTTGGTGGGCTTGCCCTCGGTCACGTCGCCATCGGCCAGGCGGCGTTTCCAGTACGGGGTCATCTCGACGGCGCGGCCCTCGGCGGGCAGGGCCTCAAGGCTCTTGGGATCGCGCACGGTGCGTCCGGGCGCGGGGACCAGGTGCTTGGTTGCAGGCATGAGACTACTCCTCTCCGCTGGGCAGGGTTATATCGTCCACGGCCACCGGCGCGCCCTGCGCCAGCTCCGTTTCCATGTGGTAGTGCAGGAACCAGTCGAGGCCTTCCTCGGACCCGGTGACGCCAGTCCTGGCCACTGTGGCGCGTTGCCGCCAGGCCACGCCCCACATGGCCACGCCGGCCTGGTCCAGGGTTGCGGAAAACAGGTTGTCGCAGCGGATGTCCTCGGGGGCTTGCTCAGCCGCGCCGCTCCAGTCGTTGCCGGGAACGATCCTGGCCAAGGCCTCCATCATCCCCAGGGCGGCCAGGTCGCGCGGCAGCGCCGGGGCGTCCTTGCAGACCACGATGGCCAGGACCAGGCAGGTGGCGCTCACTTCGCCGCAACTTTCGGTGAGGTCGGCCAGGCCGAGCACGGCCACGAACACGGCCGGGGCCTGGGCGCTGATGCGCTTGAGCTCGGCGGCGTCGAAGCGCCCGGCGTGGGGCTTCACCTCCACGGTCTTGCCCGCGAGCCGGGGCAGGCTGGACGTAAGCACGTCGACAACGGCCTGGCGCAACGTCAGCACACTCATTTGAGGTCTCCCAGGAGGGCATCGGCCCAGTCGTCCACCACGGACAGGATCTCTGTCTCATCCGCCGGGGACACGCCCAGGTACGGCCTGGCCGGAATGGGCATGCCCACCTCGGCCCCGCCGAACTGGTGCACCGCGGCGTAGACCAGGTTGCTGCCGACCTCCACTTCATCCCCGCGCACCTCGGCGCGCAGCGAGTCCAGCAGTCCGCCCTCGGCGGAGAGCAGGCTCTGGCCGCCATGCCGGGTTTCGGCATAGGCCGGGCTCCAGTCGGGCCAGGGGAGATCGTCCGGGCCGCGCTTGTCGGACTGGATGCGCCGGCGGGCCGAGGACTCCAGCACGGCCCCGGAGTTCTCCAGGAGCGGGCGGCGCTCGGCCCTGGTCAGCCTGGTCATGCGCGCCTGAAGTCGGCCCAGGGCCGATAGATCGGTGTGCAGAGCCAGGCCGCTCACATGATCCTCCGGCGGCGGTCAAAGGCGCGGGGCTTGCCCGAGACAAGGCCGGGGGCCGCAGGGCTGGAGGAGGCCGGTTCCTGTTGGGGCGGCAGCCCCAGGGCGACATCCCCGGAGGCTGCGCGCTTCAACCAGGCCACCGCGTCCTCGTAGCGCTGGCGGCGCTCATCGGTGAGCCCCGCGCCGTATTCGCTGGTGATGCGGTACACGGCCACGTCGCACGCCAGGCGCACGAGCACGGCCGGCACGGTGGGCAGGGGCAGGGTGTAGCGACCGGCCAGGTAGGAGTCGATCTCGGCGGTGGCGTCGGCCAAGGCCCGCTCCACGAGCTCGGCATCGGCAACGCCGTCGCCGTCGCGGTCGGCGAGGATGACCAGGGCCTCCTCGCCGCCGAGACGCTTCTCCAGTTCCTGGGCGGTCGCGTACATCCGCTACTTCTCCGTGTTGCCGCTTTCCTGCGGCAGGGCGCTGGCCAGGGCCAGCAGTTCGGGCTTGTTGGCCTTGGGGTCGAAGGGCACCCCGCGCTCGGTGAGCAGCGCGGCCAGCTCGGCCTTGGTCATGGCGGCCAGGGGGTCGGCGGGAACGGTGGCCGTCTCCTGGACCACGAGCATGGGCTCGGCCTTCAGGATCGCGAGCTGCTCGTCGGTGAACGCGCCGTCCTTGTGCTCCACGGGCCTGGCCAAGTGGGCCATGCCGCAGCGGCGGAAGCCGTCTTTCTTGGCGGTGATGATTACGGGCATGGTGTGTTTCCTCCCGGTTCCCGGTTACGACCCGGCGCCGGTGGAGCCAAAGGCCAGCTGCCAGAGGCCGTAGCCGCCAGCGGCGCGGGCCTCGGCCCCGAACAGGTATTGGGCGCGCTTGAACACGTCGTCGGACTCCATGGTGGTCTGCTGGACGAACAACGGGGCCTTGCGCTCCTGGTAGATGAACGGCTTCACCGGCTTGGTGGTGTCGAGCAGGAACCAGGCGGTGTCGGAGGTCAGCCAGTTCGCCACAACCACCTCGGCGGTGCCCTTGTAGGGGTTGGGCTTGCCGTCCTCCAGGCGATCCACGGTCATGAGGGCGTTGCCGGTGTCCTCCAGGGCCGGGGGCACCAGCAGCACGTTGGGGGTGATGTTCAGGGGGCGGCCTTCGTCGTCCTTGAACTTCCGCATGGCCGTGCGCGCCGCGCCGTAGCTGGCCTGGGCCAGCGCCAGGGTGGCGCAGGACAGGGCCACGGTGCCGTGGTTGCTCACGCTCACGCCGTTCACGGGGTGGTCGGTGTCAAAGAAGTACTGGCCATCGTAACAGCGCGAGGAGAAGCCCAGGTTGACCAGCTCGAAGATGATCTCGTCCGGGAGCTGCTTGGCGGAGAACGCCGCCGTCTTCGCCTGGGGACCGTAGATGCCCAGGTTGTCGTCCTCGATGTCGTTGCGCCGCACCGCGATGGTGGCCTCCCAGTCGTCGTTGACGATGGTGTACTTGAAGGCCGCCAGGGACTTGACGATCTTGTCGCCCAACCACTTGCGCATGCGCGGGAAGTTGGCCAGCCAGGCATAGTCGTTCTCCCTGGTGGTGGAGGTCACCAGCATGGCGACTTTCGGCCACAGGGCAGGGGCAGCCGTGAAGGCGTTGTTGAAGGTGGTTTTGAGGCCCGTGAACAGGCTCGACAGGCTCGCTCCGTTGATGATCATGCGGTCCTCCTAGAAGGTGATCTCGACCATGACCATGGCCGAGACGCTTGCGGTGTTGGTCCCGCCCACGGTCAGGGCACAGGCCTGGCCAGCGGTGACGGTGTTGGCGGCGGTGGGGGTGGCGGTGTCGATGTCGCCCGCGGCGGAACTGGCCTGGGTGATGGTCAACGCCCCATTGGTGATGTCCGTGCCGCCGATGGAGCCGGTGACGGTGGCGTCGCCCACCGTGAGCGCGCCCTCCAGGATGCTGGTGAGCTTGGTGATGGTGCCGGCCACGGGCGCGGTGAAGCGGTAGACCGCGGCGTCGCCGCCCACCAGGTTGGCCACGTGGATGGGCAGGTGGATCTTGTTGGTCCCCAGGGTGGCGCGCACGGCGGAGGGGTTGGCGAGCAGCCCACGGTAGCCGATGGCCACCCAGACGCCCGTGTCGTCCACGAACATGATTTCCCCGGCCACGGGGCGCGCCCAGGAATTGGAGGTCTTGGCCACGGTCTGGTCGTCCACCACGTAGGCGGGGGCGCCCACGTCGGCCAGGGGGATCTCGTCGGTTGCGGAGCTGTTGGCGAAGCGGAACAAGCCGCGCCGGACGCGCACGCTCAGGTCGCCGTCGCTGCCGTGGCTGTTGTCCACCTCCTCTTCGAGCCGGCCGACCACGGTCAGCGTGGCGTCGGCCGAGGCCGGGACGATGTAGCCGTCGGCGTCGATGGCGCCCATGCCGCCCGCGTAGACATGGGTCGAGGCGGCGACGGGCATGACGAACAGGACGGCGTCCCGTTCCGGGGTGTTGCGGTCAGCGGTGAGGGCGGACATCTAGTTATCCTCCTTGCCGAGGGTCTTGGCGTAGTCCTCGGGCTTGATATCCAGGGCCTTGCACACGGCCAGATCCTGGTCCGTGAGCTTGGCCGCGCCGTCCGCGCCGACTTCGCGCTGGGCTTCCCTTTCCCTGGCGATGACCGGAGCCGAAGCCAGGAACTTCTTGAACTCGTCCACGCCGCCCTGCTGGCGGCAGGCGGCCACGTAGAAGTCCTTGGACGCCGGGGCGACCTTGCCGTCCTTCACGGCCTGGTCCACCAGCCCGGTGATCTCTGCCTCGGCCTTGGCCGCCTCCTGGGCCTTGAGCTTGTCCGCAAGGTCCTGCGCACGATTCTGCGCCTGGTCGTAGTCCGCGCGGGGCACGAACCGGGTCAGGTCAAAGGTCGTGGTCTTGAGGCTGTTGACGGTCTGGACCACGCTGTCGGGCGAGGCGTCCTCGGCCAGGCCCAGGGCGCGGCACAGGGCGACCGGCACGGCCGGGACCTTCTCGGCCTTGGCCTTCAGAGAGTTTGTGGCCGTGATGATCTGGTCGGCGGTGGCGCCTTCATCCAGACCCAGGGCCTTGGCAATGGGCTTCAAAGGCATGTCGTCCTCCTGGTTGGAGTGATTGTTGGCTTCATGGTTGAGCGCCTGAAGCCGCAAGTTGGGAGAATTCGTCAGACCGGCGGAAACGACTTCCAATATCCGGCCAGTGCTCTTCTGGTAGGTGAACACCGGGGACAGGTAGCGGTATTCGCGGTTCTCCACCTGTTCCGCGGCGCGCGGGGTCCACTCGACGCGCGCCCACAACTCGCCTTCGCGTGCCTCCAGCTCATGCATCCAGGCGGCGGCGGGGGCTTCCTCGCCCTTCGGCGCGCGCAGCTCCGAAGCGTGCTCCCAGTCGATGACCAGCGGACGCCCACGCCTGGGGAAGGCCGAGATTGCGGAGTTCACGGCCGCCTGGTCGAACAGCCAGCGGCGGCCATCCACGCCGACGATTTCGGGACCGGCGGGCAGCAGCTGGACCCAAGCCGGGGCCTTGCCAATGGGAAGCTCGGTGTTGAAGGCGATGTGGTTCATGCGGCGACGCTATGCGTCGGGGAAGGACGAGTCTTGTAACCGGCGTTACGAAGTGCGCGCGTGGGGTTGGTCGGGGTGGGCAAGACAAGGCGGCAAAGTCCGACTCTGGTCTGTCACGCAGGCGCGTTTAAAAACGTTCGGAAACGCCCTCTCGCACTCTTTGGGGGCAAGGGCCTGGGGTTATGGCCTGGCACCCCTGGCGCGCGTCCTTGACGCCGTGGCGGCGAATGCCTATATCAAATTCAAGCGTAGCCCTCGAAGACTGGAAAATCGTCGTGCCAGTGGTTGCTTCCGAGCTTCCATGCGGGGGTGCCGGACATCAGATCCGGGAAGGCGTCCCGCCGAGGGCTACAGCTCACCATCCAACGTCTCCATTCCCTTCTGCATCAGGTTTGCCCTTCCGACCATCCCACCGCTACGGATGGCGTTGGCCCTGAAGCGTCCCGACACATAGTCAAGTCGAACCGCCACACGGCCGTATTTCTCCGCGTTCAGGTCGAGCACGTAGAGCAGGGCCGGGCGACGGCTCAAGGGGTCCCACACCACTGCCTTGGCCTTGGCCAGGTAGGCGGGCAGGTTCAACACCACCTCCTCCGGCAACGCCTTTTCCCCCTTGCGGGCCTCGGCCAGCAGGTGCGTCAGCTCGCGCTGCTCGATGGTGAGCGCAGCCGAACTCGGCAGTTCGCCCAGCTCGGCCAGCTTCTCCACGACCTTGGGCCGCAGTGCCCCGACCACGCGACGGCCACCCACGCCGAGCTTTTCCCCGCGCAGGATGCCCATGGCCCACTGGCGGTACTCGGCGTTCAGGTTGTTCAGGGTCTCTGCGGGCATGGACGCAGCCGCGGCGGCTCCAAGTTCCGGCGGCGCGGCGGCCACCTTCTCCGCCCACTGGCGGGCGGCCTGGCGCACGCGGGCTGCCTCCCCGAAGTTGTAGTCGAAGCCGGGGTCGATGCCGACGGGGACCTGGCTCACCTCGCCCGTGCGGCGGTTGACCCACTGCCTGGTCCGGACCTCCGGGGCCGTGGTCCGCACGGGGATTGTCCGGTCGGTGAAGTGTCCGGTGGGCAGGCCACTCTCGGCGTCGACCTCCTGGATCTGCGCGCTGACGCCGTCCTTCTCCAGCCGCGCGGCCTCGGATTTGCTGACCTGGCGCACCCGGCACTTGCACCCGTAGCCGTTGGGCGGGTAGTGGCTGCGCCAGAACGGATCATCAACCGGGAGCATGCGCCCGGCCCAGGCCGCGTGCTCCGGCCTGTGCTCGCGCGAGGGACCCAGCTCATAGACCAGGAAGGGCAGGGCCAGCTTGGTGCGCTGGATGCGCTCCCACTGCCCGGCTGCGCGGGCGGTGCGCATGTTGGTATCAAAGATGGTCTTGAGCCTGCGCGGGCTGCCCAGCTGCGCCAGGCGCTTCCTGCCCGTCAGCGGGTCGACCATCTCCTGCTTGCCCCACCAGCCCTGTCGCTGCAGTTCCGGCGTCAGCTCCTTGGCAAAGTCGCGGAAGGTGCGGCCCTCGGCCAGGGCCTTCTGCGCAGCCTGGTGAATCCCGGAGAGCACGTCGAGCTGCGTGGCCTTGGCCACGGTGAAGCAGGCCGCGTGCTCCTCCCCCCAGACGTCCAGGTGGCTGAAAGACGGTTTCAGTCTCTTGGCGTTGAAATAGTCCAGCGCCTCCTTGGGCGGTGGGCCGGGGAAGCTGAAGCCGGGCTTCGGCGTGTACTCGCGCTCTCGCATCAGCCGTCACTCCCGGCGTCACTCCCGGCGTCGCCCTGGCCCCGCGCCTTGAATGCGGCCACGGCCAGGCCGCGCACCAGGGCGCTCGGGTCCATCTTTTCCAGGAGGCCGGGCAGCCCGGCCAGGAACTCTTCGTAGCTCTCCGAGCGGTCGGCCAGCTCCTGGATGGGATTCACCAGCGGGGCGACCTGCGGCTCCCAATCCTCCAGGGCATCGGCAGTCAGACTGTCCAGCTCGTCTCCGGCGGCGGTCTCGCGGTTGGCCGCTCGGCCTTCGCGGTTGGCCTCCGTGCCGGGCTCGGGCCTGGCCTGCATGCCCAGCACCTCGGCATCCGGCGCTGGATCGGGGAAGCCCAGGCGGTCGCGCACCACGGAGGCCTCCACGCGCAAGCCGAGCGGCACCAGCTTGGCTAGCGCTTCGGTGAGGGCGGCCACGTCCTCGGGCTCGTTCACCGGCAGCGTCAGGCGCGGGTATTTGCCGGAGGGCGGCGGGCCAAAATTCAGGTCGATGAAGGGCCGTACCAGGTCGCGGTTGATGGTCGCGGCCAGCTGGCGCGCATCGGCCTTCAGAATGTCCACGCGCACCTCGTTGTGCACCGTGGCCTGGCTCTGCGAACTGCCGTCGTCGCTGGTCATGGTTTGGCCCAGCACGGCCTTGCTCACCTGGCGGTCCAGCCACTCGGCCAGGTTCTGGAACAGGCCCTGCCCGCCGGAGCCGGAATTCTTGCCGCCTTCCACCAGCTCGATGCGCATGGTGTCCGGGATCACGGCCGCCGCATCCGTGCCCAGGTTGGCCACGGCGGAGACCAGGGTGCGGACGTCGTCGTCCGTGGCATTGGCGCCATAGCGGCCCAGGCGCAGGGGCATGCCGAATACCTCGGCAAAGGCCATCCAGTCCGTGAGCGTGAAGCTCTTGCACATGTGGGCGGCGGCGGCCAGGCGGGCCAGGCCGCCGCGCGCGGGCAGGCCGCTCTTGAGCTTGGGGATGTGGACGAGGAACTTGTACGGCGGCAGGGGCACGCCGTCCACGGCGCCCAGCTCCTCCAGCCGCAGCTCGCGTCCGTTCACCTCGTCGAAGCGGAAGAACTTGGGGTCGCGGTACTCGTACGCGGCGGGCCGCCAGAAGCTGGACTGCCTGTCCCAGATGATCTCGCAGGCGGCGAAGCCCTTGCCCAGGCCGTCCAGCAGGTCGGTGCACAGGTCCGGGAACTCGGTGGACTCGGCGATGCGCTCGCGCACCGCGTCGGCCAGCTCCTGGTCGCGCTTGTCGTCCGTGGCCGCCTCCACGGCGGGCTCCAGCCCGGAGCAGGCGCGCTTGCGGGTGCCCAGCACCGAGGCATAGTGCGGGTCGCGCTCCTCCATTTCCTCGGCCAGGATGAGATAGGCGCGCAGATCGTTCTCGGCGGCGGCCCGCAGGATGCGCGCCAGGCGGTGCGGGGTCAGCCCCTGGGCGATGGCCTCCGAATCCCAGGCCCGGCGAACGCCGGTGAGCTGCGGGGCGGCCACTTCGCGCGTCAGGGCCTGTCGTTCGATGGGGCGGCCAAGGTGGTCTACAAGCGTCACGTCTTTCATTGTGGACTCCTAAATGCTGCCGCGCCGGAAACCGGCGGTGGTGCGCACGCGGCGCGGGTGGGCTTCGTGGTCCGGCTCATGGTTCGTGGTGACGGGGTTGCGGGGCACGCGGATGGAGCCGAAGCGCTCCTGCACCTTGTTCAGGCTGGCGAACCAACCCAGGGCCAGGGCGATGGCCGTGTCGCCGTGGCGCATCAGCTCGGCGTCTTTGGAATCCTTGACCCGCACGTCCGGCACTTTGGTGATGCCGTCGGATTCCTCGAGGGCGCGCAGGTCGCTCTCGATGTCCGCATCGCGCGGCAGGTCGATCATGCCATCCTCGAACGCGCCCACGAACTTGGGCATCCAATCCCGGTACCAGGCCTGGCTCAAGACCACCTGGTGGATCTTGTCCGCCCCGAACTTGTCCGCCGTGTACTCGGCCAGGGTTTGGCCGCTGCCCGAGGCGTCCATGGCCCCGCCGGAGAAGCGCGGCAAGGCCGGAATGAGCGTCCAGAGGATCTGCTCCTGCTGGCGGGTGGGCACATTGTGCATCTCGATGAGGAACGGCGCGCGGCGCATGAGCTGCTGGTCTATTTCCAGCGGCGCGAGGACGGAAAAGTCGCGGTGCCGGGCAAAGTCCTGGCCGAACACGTGGGGACGGGCCGGATTCAGCCGGGCCAGGAGCGGCTTCAAATGCAACTCGATCCAGCCCTGCGCCCACTCCTTGCGTTGCGCTTCGGGCAGGGCGGCGAAAGAGTCCGGCAGAGCGATGCGCAGCACGGGCCGGACCTCTCGCATGGCCGCCTCGATCCAGACGCCAGGAATGGCCTGGCCGCCGCCGTCGCGCGGGACCACATCCAGCTCCTCGCGCATGATGGACACGCGCGGGCCGTAGGCCTTGCGGATGCGCTCATACCATTCGCGCTTGGACTCCTTGGTCGGGGTCCAGCCCTTGACCAGGCACACGCGCTCGAACAGACCGCCGCCCACGGCGGTGTCGAAGGTGTAGGTGTGGACGCTGGCCGATTCGCCGTAGCGCCCGGTTCGCACATCGCGGCAGAGCTGATTGAAGGCGTTGCGGATGCCGTTGTGCGTGGAGATGATCCTTATCTTGCCGCCCCAGATGAGGAGCGCCGTGGCCGCGTCAAGCACGGCCTGGACGTTGGCGTGAAAGGCGGCCTCATCAATGACCACGATACCCTGTAGGCCGCGGATGTTGGCCGGGCGGCTGGACAGGGCCGTGGCCTGGTGGCCGCTGGCAAAGCGGATGCGGTAGGAAGTAATGTACTTGGACGTACCGTCCGGCTGCTGGTCCTCGAACAAAAACTCCTCAATGCCGCTGACGCCGCCCGCCTGGGCCTCGGCCATGATGCGCGCCATCTTTGCGCAGTAGCCGATGAACTCCAGGCCCTTCTCCTTGGTGTCGCCGATGTAGTAGACGTTGTCGCCGCCAGCGGACTTGCGCGAGGCCGCGATGATGGTGTCGTCCAGCGCCTCGCTGAAAGTGATGCCCGTACGGCGGCCTTTCTCGCACACCTTGAAGTCGCGCTGGTCTTTGACCCACAGAACCTGGTGCGGCATGAGCACGCCGTCGGCCAGGGGGTCGAAGCCCTCCGGGATCTCGCGCACGCTCGGAGGCAGTTCCTCCCACGAGACAACGCGCTGAGTATCGCCCAGGGGCTTGAGCGTCTCCACTAGCGCACCCCCAGGAACTTCTCGCGCCAGAACCTGACCTGATCCTCGGGCATACCCTGGGCGCGGGCGGCATCATCCAGGCGGCTGGTCATCTCGGCCTCCACCTCTTTGCGGGCCTGCTCGCGAAGTTTGGCTATCAGGTCGGCGTCGCTCTTGCTGGCGCGGGACAGATGGTCCAGGGCCTTGGCCAGCCACATGGCATCCTGGGCGTCCAGGACGACGCCCTTCGCCTTCTCCTCACCTTCTCCCGCCTCGCCCTCATCGTTGGCCGAGAGCGCCAGGTCCATGAGCAGGCCGTGCATCAGCTCCACGTTGAGGCGCAGGGCCTTGGACTCCGGCGCGTTGCCCAGCTTCTGGATCAGCGCCTCGGCCACCTCGCGGCTGCGGCGCAGCTTCTCGCCCACCCGGTCCAGGTGCTGCTTGTAGCGGCCCAGGGCGGAGCGGGACACTTTCACGTCCAGCTGCTGCAGGTGCTCGATGATCTCGGTCAGGGTGTGCCGCTCCAGGAGCGCGCCGATCTGCTCGCGGATCTCCGGCGGCAGGCTGCGGATGGACGACTTGCGCGGCATGGCTACTCCCCCGGCTCGGGGCGCTTCACGCCGGGCACGGTGGCCAGGCCCTGGGCCACGTCGGCCCCGCGCGCGGTGAGCTTGCCCACGGTGACGTCCGAGGCCCGGCCAACTGTGACCAGGCCCTGCTCGGCCAGCCAGGCCAGGTCCGTCTCCACCAGGTCGTGGCTCACGGTATGGCCCATGGCCTGGAGCGCCGGGCGCAGCACGTAGACGTTCAGCTGGTAGCCGGGGTCCTGCGCCAGCAGGCGCAGGATAAGCAGACGGCGGTCTTCGCTCATCAGTAGGGCTAGGTTCATTTTTCACTCCGAAGGTGATGCTCCAAGAGCAGGTTCAAGGGGCGCTCGATGCGCTGCATGACCTCCGACTGGCCGCGCACAGTGGCCTCCACCGTCTTGATGCTGCCCTCGATGGCCGCCAGCTGCACGGCCATGGCCTGCACCTCGTCCGCGTTGGGCAGGGCCTTCTGCGCCTGCTCAAGCTGGACCTGGGCACGGGAAAGCGCGGCGTGCTTCTCGGACATGGCCGTGCATTTGCCGTCGCAGTGCTCGGCAGAGACGAACTGTTTGCGCAGGCTCCACAGCGCCCAGGCCAGCAGGCCCTGAACGACCACCAGCACAAGCGACAGCACATTAAGAATTTTGTCCCACCAGTCCATCAGCGGGCCTCCTCGGTCAGCAGCTTGAGCGCGGCCTTGTCCTTGTTGGCCTTGCGCAGGGCCTTCCGGGCGTTCACATAGCAGTCCGCCAGATCCTGGTTCACGGCCGGGTCGCAGGCCGGTTCCGGGGTCGGCTCCATGAGCGCGGCGGGGGGGCGCAGGGGCACGGCCTCCGGCACGGTGACGTACTCCTTACTGCGCGCGCAGGAGAGCACGCACAGAAGCAGGAACAGGCTGGCGAGCCCACGCGAGAGCTTGCGCGTCATGGGCATAGACCTCCTCAAGTTTGGTGCGGAGTCGTTCACGATCCGCGTCGATGTCCGCCATGGCCTTCTCCCGCGCGGCCATGACCTGGTCCACGCGCTTGGCGAATGCCCTCATGTCCTCGATGGTGCGCGCCTTGGCGCGGTTGGAACCTTGCAGCGTGGCCACGTTGGCCTCGGCCTGGACCAGGTCGGCCTTGAGGCTGGCCCGGCTGACGAACAGCCAGCCCAGCAGCACGGCCAGCACCAGGGCAGCGCCCAGGCCGATTGCGACTTTGCGCGCGGTAGACGTGGGGTTGAGCAGGTCTGCAAGATTCATCGGGCGACTCCTTCGCAGCTCACGCCCGGCCCCCAGGCCAGGTACTTGGGCTGTCGCTTGAGCAGGATCGCTGGCGCGTAGTGCGCGTTCTCGCGCTTGGCCGCCAGGCTGCGCCCGGCGTTAACGCTGGCGACGCTCTCCCAGAGGCCAGGGTCCAGGCCCTGAACCTTGGCCTTGTCCTGGTCGCGCCAGACCCAGCCCAGCCCGCCGTTGTACGCCATGAGCGTTAGCGCCCAGGCGTCGCATGGGGTGTTGGCGGTGATGCGCCGCAGTTGCGCCAGGTCGTAGGCCACCAGGGCGCGGATGGCCCAGCCGGGATTGGTGGGCGCAGCGAGGCCGAGGTCCGGCCTGGTGCGCCCCATGTCCTTGGCCGTCAGCGGCATGAACTGGCCCAGGCCGCGCGCGCCCACGGGGGACACAGCCTGCGGGTTCCACCCGGACTCCTGTTCCACCTGGGCCGCGAACACGGCCACCGGAGCTGCGAGCCCGGCTTCCACGCGGGCCGCGCGGATGAGCACCGAGCGGTACTGTTGGGCGGCGGCGGGGATGGGCTCGGCGGCCTTGGCCTCCTTGGGGCAGATCAGCCCGGACACGAGCGAGTACAGCAACATGGCGAGGAGGAAGCCAACGGCCCAGCAAAAGCCAGCGCCGATAAGTTCCAGGGCGAGCTGCGCGCGGGCGGGGATCTTCATGCCCGCCCCCTACAGCGCCAGGGCCACGGCCAGCATGCACGAGCAGATGATGGCCGCCCGGCGCAGGCAGGCCAGGCCGAAAGCCCGCTCATAGCCAGGAACGATGGCGTAGTCCGGCTGATCGTCCTCGAAGTTCTCGACAGTCCGCCAGTCCACGCGCAGGTAGCCGCTGGGCTGGGCGTAGGGGAAGGCGGCGCAGTCGAGCAGGTAGCCGAGACACCCGCCAGAGGCCACCCCGCCGAGTTTGTACAGGAGGACCGGGGCCTGGTGCGGGGCCATGAAGGCCACCACGAGGATGAGCACGTTGGCCAGGATGTTGGGCAGGAGCATGCGCGGCGACTTGCGGCGCAGCAGGGAGAAAACGAGCTTCAGTCGGTTCATGCGTGGAGGCCTCCGGCTTGGCTCCCCGGTTGCCCCGCCCCCGTCCAGGACCGTCCTGAACGGGCAGCGGGGCATGACAAGGGAGACCGTCTGCGAGGCCCCAACCTAGGGGGGATGCGAGGACGGGTCTTGTAACCGGCGTTACTATCGCAGAGCTTGGCTGATGGATAAAACGGCACGGGCCGCCCAAGAGGCGGCCCGGAGGAGAAGGTGGAGGGTGGGGGAGGGAAGAAAAGCGGAGGGCGGCTAGTCGCGGATATCGACGATATCATCCTTGTCTTCATACGCTACCGCACGGTCAAAGAACAAAGACTGGCAGGACGATTTGGGCACGATCAGGGCAGTGCCGTCCGCGTCGACGCCAATGCTGCAAACATGCCCGTGCGCTCTGTACTTTGCGGGCACCAGCTGATTCTCGTCTTTGACTTTGAAGACCAGCCACGTCACTTGGGGCCAGTCGGGAAGGTGCGTCCCGGCTCCAATGTGATACGGTCGGTCCGGCTCCACATGCTGGAATTCCAGCGCCGACCAATACTTCACCAGCCCGGGGCAGCGCGCTTCTATCTTCGGTAGCACACGGCGCAGCAACACGACAGTGTCCTGGGGCGTGTCTGTCGGCAGATTTATAGCCAGCGTTTTCGGCTTTTTTTCGTCAGCGCCGCAACCTGTTGCCCCGCAAATAACCACCAGCAGGATCAGAACAGAAACCACCCGCGCATTCCTCATGGCACCCCCTTTGTTTCGCAGCCAGGGCAAGGCAACGTTTCCCCATCCTTGCCGACAGTCCAAACATCAAGGGGCAGTCCATAGGCTTCACGGACAGTGAGCACTCGGCGCAGATACCTCTCATCGCCGGGGCGCTCCAATATCAGCACCACACCCGGTCGGCGACCGCTCTGCGCGCCATAGTTCAAGGCTTGCCCCACAGACTCGGCCCATTTATGGCCGAAATCGAATTCCACCGCATGCGTTGCATTCATGCAATCGCAACGGCTTCCATCGGGCACAACGACCTCCATCTCGCCTCGCGAACCACACCATCGCTCCTGGTACCACCGCTCGGGGTGGGCATGCCCAGCGCCCCACGCTAGAGAGCATGCGATCGTCAAAATAAGTGCAGCCAGGATGATCCGCGACATAAATCACCTCGCCTCGTGGCACCACCAGATGACCCGGCCAATGATGCGCACCGTGTCCGCCAGATCCCCGCGCATGTCTATCTCCACGGGCACGTAGGCCGGGTTGGTGCTGCGCAGCACGAGCACCCCAGGTAGTCGCTCGAGCTGCTTCACGACCACCGTATCCTCAATGCCCACCGCATAGACCTTGCCCGCCAGTACGTCCACTTGACCCTGGTTGATGAGCACAGTGTCGCCGTCGCGCAGCTCGGGCTCCATCGAATCGCCGGAGACCTCCATGAGAACCATGCGCTCCGGGTTGCCCTTGGCGCGCAACCAGTCTCCACGAAAGGCGTACAGGCCACGCACCTCGGCCCCGGCCTCAAAGCTCCCACCTCCAGCGGACAACCTGGCTGCGACCTTGGGCACCATGATGAGCCCATCGATGGCGACCATGCCTGACGGATGGACCACATGGCCGAGGTCTAGGGGTTCGCTTTTAGGCTGCGCCTGGCCAAACATCTCCCCTTCTCCCCAAAGAAGCCAGGGGGTGGAAGCGCCAGTCGCTTGGCAAAGGTTCGATATTGTGTCCGCGCCCGGCGTCCTGTTCCCCTTTTCGTACCCGCGCCAGGTGTTGATGTTCACCCCCGCATAATCGGCGAATTCCTGCTGGCTCCGCGCGCCGCGCAAGACTTTCAGCCGCGCACCGAGGGCCTTGGCATACTGGTTTTCGTCTGGTGCGGGCTTGGTCATTCCTGGTCCACGAGTCCGTTTTTGAACGTTTTGCAACGAAACGAAAGATTTTACGCAAAGTCGTATTGACTTGTGGTTCGATTTTGAGCAAAAGGAATGCGGATGGTTCAAAAAGTGAACCTGCCTAGCTGCTTTTAACCTCGTTTCGATGGGGGCGCAATGTCAAAGACGGCGACAAAACCAGACCGGGGCATGGTCCAGCTGACCCTCCCGATGTCTGACCTGCCCTCCCAGCAACGCAGAAGCGGCAGCCTGCGGGCCAAAGAGGCCGTCAAGGAAGCCCTCAAGCAGGCGCTTGCCCGCTGCGGGCTGTCCCGCGAGGTCGTGGCCGACGAGCTCGCCCGCCTTACCGGAGAGGACATCTCCATCCACACCCTCAACAACTGGGTCGCGCCCGGCAAGGACGACCGCTGCGTGCCGCTGGAATACGCCGGGGCGCTCGCCGTCATCACCGGCGACAGCGGCTTCGTGCAAGTCGCGGTCGAGGCCGCCGGGCTCCTGGTGCTCACGGGCGAGCAGTCCCCGTACTACGAGCTGGGCAAGATCACCGCCGAGGACCGCGCCCGCGCCGCTACGCGCAAGGCCATCCTGGAAAGGCTCCCGAAATGAACCGCAGGACCAAGAAGCTCAAGGCGTGGATGACGCTCAACGACGTGACGGTCAAGGCCGTGGCAGCGGCCAACGGCATCAGCCTCAGCGCCGTCTACCAGTACCTGCGCGGCGGCATGTCTTCCGCCAATCTTCGCGCCTGGTACCTGGGCCAGGGCTGCCCGGCCAGCAACCTGCCCCCTGTGAAAAAGATCGCCCCCAAGAAAACCGCCAACATCGGGAAGGCCGCATGACCAAGGAATCCATCTCCTCCGCCCGGCGCGTGCTGCGCGTGCTCAAGGCGCTCAAGGGCCACACCAGCACCGGCGTTTCGAACAAGGAGCTGGTCGAGGGCCTGGGCGAATCGGAAGTGAACATTTGCCGCGCCCTGAAAGAGCTGGAGGCCGAGGGCCTGGCGGCGAAGCTGGACAACGGGCGCTGGTCGCACAGCGTGGCCATGCTGCAAATCGCCACCGCCCACACCACCCAAATGGCCAACCTTCAAGACCGCATGACCGAGATCAACCGCCGCGTCGCCGTTGGGGCGGCGGGCTAAACGACAAGCGACAAGGAGAAACCATGCCAACGCCAGAGACCATCATGACCGACAACGGAAAGAGCTTCCTGTCCCAAACTTTCGGCGAGCTGCTCGACGAGATGAAGGCGCGGGACTCCTCGCACTTCACGCTTACGCGGGACGACGGCGGCGCGCTGGGCCTGCTCACCACTGACCCCGACCTGATCGAGCGCATCGAGCGCACCCTCCAGCAGTTCGACGGCGACCGCACCACCGCCCTCGAGCAGGAGGTCAGCCATGAAGAGGCCTAGCCCGGTGTTCATACAGAGCATCCTCGCCCGCGAAAGCGTGAGAGACGCCGTCGAGGCTGTCACCGCGCTCGGAGAGTTGCCGCTGTCGGCCAACCTCCGCGCTGAAGAAGCGCTTCAGGTCGCCGTCGAGATCGCGCAGGTCGCAGGCCGCGAAATTGACGAGACCCCGGATGGCGGCGGGTACATCCTGACGAGCATTGCCATTGCCGCCGTGCGGACCCTGGACCCCGAGCAGGACAAGCTCCACCTGCGCCACGTTCTTGTCAGCTGGTTCGGCCCCACTCATGTCCCGGACAACCTCCGCTTCTCTTGGGAGATCAAGGACAAGAAGGGCGGCAAGATGAATTTGGCCACGCCGCCGGTTCTCCACAACGACAAGATCGTCGTCCAGGGCGACCCGTCCGCTTGGCGCGAGGCCCTGAAGGACGCCCCTGCGGGCCGAATCGAGGCCATTCCCGACATCACCCCCGAGCGCGGCGCGGAGCTGCTGGCCGCGCAGAACACCATGACTGCGGTGGACGCGGCGGTTCTGGACGTCGCCGATCTGTACAAGGCCCTGGGCCGGATCGAGATGGGGCATTTTCTGCAACAGGTTCAGGATGTGGTCATCGCAAAGGCCTTCGTCCAGATCAAGAGTGACAAGAAATACAAGCATCTGACGTACCGCGACGAAAGCGGAAATGTGAAACGGTTTCAGACTTTGGAGGAGTTCTGCGAGCGCACCTTCGGGAAGTCGTACCGCCGCATCAACGAACTCGCCAACAACCTCCACACGCTCGGAGGAGACCTCTACGAAGCCGCCGAAGCCATCGGCTTCAAGGCCCGCGACTACCAGGCTCTCAAGGCCCTGCCGCAAGACGAGCAGGAGATCGTGAAGACCGCCCTGGCCGCCGAGAGCAAGGACCAGGTGCTGGACATCCTGCAAGACCTGGCCGCCCGGCACCAGAGCGAGCGCGCTGCGGCCAAGAAGGAGGCCGAGGACCTGAAGGCCGACCTGGACGCCCGCGACAAGCTGCTCACTGACAGGAGCGAGAAGCTCGACAAGGTCAGCCTCGACCTGGAGAAGCTCAAGAGCCTGCCCCCCAACAAGCGCGCGCGCCTGCAATTGGAGCAGGAGCAGGCGGCGGCCGAGCGCATCAACGCCGCCTGCGTCAAAGCCGAGGGCGAGATCAACCTCCACCTGGCCGAGGTGGCCGATGTGCTCGCGCTCGACGAGCTGAGCCAGACGACGACCGCCCACGCCATGAACTCCGTGCGCTTCCTGTGCGAGAGCCTGGCCGAATTCCTGGCCACCCACAACATCGACGTGGACTTCGCGGGCATGGCCCGGCCCGAGTGGCGGCGCGACCTGGCCGCCCAGGATCTCGGCGTGAAGGAGTCCGCCGAATGAACACCGAGCACGGCGAAATGACCTACCTGCTCAAGGTGCGCGAGCGACTGTTGTCCGCGCCGCATGGCGGCAAGCGCACCATCATCACCGAGGCCGCGCAGTTCCTGCGTTGCTCCGGGCAGGAGGTCTATCGCCGTCTGCGCCAGAAGGCCGGCTACCAGAGCGGCCGCAAGCCGCGCTGCGATCGCGGCCAGTGCAGCGTGTCCGAGGCCGTGGCCGTGCAGGCTGCGGCGCTCGTGCGCGGCGCCACCCGCCGCAACGGCAAGAAGACCACACCCATCACCGTGGCGCTCGACATCCTGCGGGAGAACGGCCGGGACGCGGACGTGTCCGCCGCCACGCTCTCGCGGGCCATGCGCCTGCACCGCTGCCACCCGGACATGATGGCCAGGGGCAAGCCCGGCAGCCACATGAAGAGCGAGCACCCGAACCACGTCTGGCAGGTCGACGCCTCCATCTGTGTGCTGTTCTACCTGCCCAAGGAAGGCTTGCGCGTCATGCCCGAGGGCGAGTTCTACAAGAACAAGCCGCAGAACCTGGCTCGGGTGGAGAAGCAGCGCGTGTGGCGCTACGTCGTGACGGACCACTACTCCGGCGCGTTCTACGTCCACTACCTGGTGGCCGGGGGCGAAACAGCCGAGGGCCTGGTGGAGGTCATGCTCGGGGCCATCAGCGATCGCGGCATGAGCGACCCCATGCACGGCGTGCCGTTCATCCTGATGATGGACGCGGGCAGCGCCAACCTCTCCGGCCTGTTCCTGAACCTGCTGGAGCGGCTGGGCATCCGGCACATCACGCACCTGCCGGGCAACCCCCGCGCCAAGGGCCAGGTGGAGCAGGCGCAGAACCTGGTGGAGACGCAGTTCGAGGGCCGCCTGGCCTTCCACCGCGTCACCAACGTGGAGCAGCTGCAGGCGGCGGCGGACCGCTGGCGCAGGCACTACAACGCCTGGGCCGTGCACTCCCGCCACGGCAAGACCCGCAACACCATGTGGCTCACCATCACCGAGGAGCAGCTGCGCCTGGCCCCGTCGCTGGAGCTGTGCCGCGAGCTGGTGGTCACCAAGCCCACAGAGGTCAAGGTCCGCTCGGACATGACCGTCACCCACAGCGTCAAGGGCTTTGGCCGCAGCGCCTACGACGTGCGCCTGCTGCCCGGCGTGGTGCCGGGCCTCAAGGTGCGCGTGGTCGTCAACCCGTACCGCGCCCCGGCCGTGGACGTGATCCTGAAGGACGAGCACGGCGCGGACGCGGTGTGGACGGTTGAGCCTGTGCAGATGGACGAGGCCGGGTTCCGGGTCGACGCCGCCGTGTTCGGCCAGGAGTTCAAGGGCCAGCCGGACACCGCAGCGGACCAGCGCGTGAAGGAGATCGCCGAGGCCGTGGGCGACACCGGCAAACAGCGCCAGACCGGGCAGGCGCCCTACGGCCTGGATGTGTTCGCGGATGTCCAGGAGTCCCCGACCTACATTCCCCGCCGTGGCCGCGACCTGGGCCTGGACGCCTCCCGCCGCGAGATACCGCCCCTGTCCCACGTGGAGGCCGCCCGCGCCCTCAAGGCCGCGCTTGGCCAGGACTACCCCGCTGACGGTTACGCCTGGCTCGTCCAGCGCTACCCAGACGGCGTGCCCGCAGACCAGATCGACGAAATCACAACGCGGCTTTCCGCACCGGAGACCCCGGCAGGGGCGGTGCTCAAGGTCGTTGGAGGCGCAGCATGTTGAACCTGATGGCGATCATTGAGGGCTTGGATGGCGTGTCCCACCGCCAGGTGGCCGATGCGGCCGGCATGAGCACGTCGGCTTTCTCCCAGCTCATCAACCGCGGCACGTGGCCCAAGCGCAGGGGGCATGGGCGAAATCAAGCTCAAGATCGAGGACTGCCTTTTGTCACATGGCGTGACGCGGGACCAGCTGCGCGACGCCTTCGGCCCGGTGCGCAAGTCAAGAAGCAAGGCCGCCCTGGCGGCCGAACCACAACAGGAGGGAACCATCATGCTTTTGAGGAGACAGGGGCTTTTCCCGGACACCAAGCGTCACTTCAAGCTGCCCCGCAACCCGTTCCTGAACGACGTCCAGGACACTGGCGACGTGTTCATGAGCGCGGACATCCGCTACGTGCGCGAGGCCATGTATGCCACGGCGCGGCACGGCGGGTTCACGGCCGTGTGTGGCGAGTCGGGCTCGGGCAAGACCATCCTGCGCCGGGATCTCATCGACCGGCTGCAGCGCGAGGGCAAGCCCGTGCTGGTCATCGAGCCCTACGTGCTCGGCATGGAGGACTCGGAGAAGCGGGGCAAGGCGCTGCGCTCGGGCCACATCGCCGAGGCCATCCTCTCCGTGGTGGCGCCGCAGGAGACCGTGGCCAGCAGCCCGGAAGCCCGGTTCCGCCAGGTGCACCAGCGCCTGGCCGCCAGCAAGCGCTCCGGCAACTCGCACGTGCTCATCATCGAGGAGGCGCACTGTCTGCCGCTTTCCACGCTGAAGCACCTCAAGCGCTACCTGGAGCTGACGGACGGCCTGGCGTCCCTGCTCGGCATCCTGCTCATCGGCCAGACCGAGCTCAAGACCAAGCTCAGCGAGCACAACCACGAGGTGCGCGAGGTGGTCCAGCGCTGCGAGCTGGTGGAGCTGCCGCCCCTGCTCAACAACGACCTGACGGCCTACCTGCGCTTCAAGTTCGCGCGCGCTGGCGTCGACGACCTGGACAAGATCATCAGCGAGGACGGCGTCGAGGCCCTGCGCGCCCGGCTGACCGGCCAGGCCAGCCAGCGCGGCCGGGATGCGATGAGCCTTTGCTACCCGCTCGCCGTGGGCAACGTCATGGTTGCCGCCATGAACACCGCCGCCGAACTCGGCGTGCCCACCGTCACCGCCGACGTGATCCGCAACGTGTAGCCCAAGCAACCAAAGGAGACCCGCCATGATCGCCGAGAAAATCCAGAACGCGAGCAAGGCCCTGGGCGCCCTGGGCGGCCAGGTGAACGAGAACGTGTGGGCGGCCATCAAGTGCATCCGCGCCGAGCTGACCGACGCCGCGGACCAGGTGCAGGACATGGAAACCAACTGGCCGGTGCCGGAGCTTCCGACCGCGGCCGCAATCGAAGCCCGCCGGGCATAAGGAGAGACACGCACATGGCACCAAGAACCAAGCCCCAGCCCCTCATCATCAATGATCTGGACCAGGCCGACGAGGCCCTGCGCCAGCTGGCCGAGATCGCCCGCGAGCAGGCCGTCATCGAGGGCACCCTGAACGAGCAGATCGACGAACTCAAGGCAGCGGCCAAGCGGCAGATGGGACCCCTGGCTGACGACCGCAAGCGCCTGGAGGACGCCCTCGGCGTGTTCGGCACGCTCAAGAAGGCCGACCTGTTCGGCGAGTCGCGCAAGCGCAGCCAGGAGCTGGCCTTCGGCGTCATCGGCTTCCGCCGGGCCACCAGCCTGCGCCTCCTGGCCAAGAAGACCTGGGGCGGCGTGCTGGTGCGCCTGGAGGCCCTGGGCTTCACGACGGCGATCCGCGTCAAGCACGAGGTCGACAAGACGGCCATGGCCGACTGGAGCGACGAGCAGCTGGAGACCGTGGGCGTGCGGCGCGAGCAGGTCGACGAGTTCTTCATCGAACTGAAGCAGGAAGAGCTGCCGGACGCGGCGTAACGACCAGGCCACAACGGCGGGCCACAACATACCAGACAAGGGGGGAACCGACATGCCGAAGAAGACAAGGGAAATCGACCCGACCGTGCAGGCCGCCTTTGACGCGGCCTTGGACCGCATCCGGGCCGTCACCGGCACGCGCACGCAGATCCAGCTGGCCGAGGCCCTGGAAGTGCGCCAGTCCTCGATCTCCGACGCCAAGCGCCGGTGCTCCATCCCGGACGGCTGGCTGGTGAAGCTGCTCGAATCCCGCAACGTGCTGCCGACCTGGATCAAGACCGGAGAAGGCGCGCAGTACTTGGCCGACACGAACCACGCGGCCATTGCCAAGATCGAAAAGCGGCTGGCCGCCTTCACCGAGGACTTCGTGCTCCTGGTCAACCGCGTCGAGGACAGCCTCGACATCATCAAGATGACCAGCGCCGAGTTGCAACGCCGCAAGGAGTTTCATGCCGGGCGGCTGGCGGACGACCTGGAGAAGGCCAAGGACATCCGCACAAACCTGGAGACCATGACCGCCGACGTGGCGGCGCTGTCCCACTAACCCTCAACCGCAAGGAGCAAGACCATGACCCAGAAAGACCTGACCAACCGCATCAACCAGAAGCTCGGCACCGTCTACGGCTCTAACGTCAAGCGCGTTGAGGACACCTTGAAGGCCCTGGCCGAGGTGGCCACAGCCGAGCTCAAGACCGGCGGCGAGGTGCCCTTTCCGGGGGGGCTTGGCAAGCTGGTGGTGGTGGCGACCAAGGCGCGCACGGGGCGCAACCCGGCCACCGGAACCGAGATCCAGATTCCGGCCGGGCGGAAGGCGAAGTTCACGGCGGGCGCGCAGCTGAAGGACGCCCTGAAGGGCTAGTGCGAAACCGCCCTGCGGGGCGGTCGCCCAGGCGTGGCGGCCTGGGCCTGACGAGCAGCCACAAACAAGGGAGACCGACATGCCCACCGACAAGCCCGAGACCACCAGCAAGCCTCAGCCCGCAGAACAGGAGCTGACACCCGCCCAGCTCATCGACCGGTGCATGCAGCGCGCCACAAGCGTGACAATCCGCCAGCGGCGCAACAAGAAGGGCACCTCCATCACCATCTCGTTCAGCAAGCCGAGGTAGGCAATGAACCTTGACGCCCGAATCAACGCCCTGACCGTCGAGCTGCGCGAGCGCGGCACCATCCCCTGCGCGCTCCTGGGCCGCAAGGTGCGCCCCACCGAGTGCTGCTCGCGCGGGCTGGCCGCCACGGTCAAGGAGTTCCAGACCTGCCGCGCCTGCCCCGAGGGCCAGCGCCTGGCCGCCACGGCCCCGCCGTGGGGGTTCTGCAAGCCGCTGCCCGCGCCGGTGGTCTACACCCCGCCGCCTGCAGGCGAGCCTGTCCGCAAGGCCGCGCCGGTGGCCACTCATGCGTCTGCACCGGGCGAGGTGCGGCGCAAGGCTAAGTTCGCGAGCTGGGAGCATCTGTGCAAGATAACGGGCGTCAAGTGTATGACCGATTTGGCGGCCAAGACAGATCTCTCGTACAGCACCGTGTCTCGCATCATGCGCGCCATTGATAGAGGGCAAGCCCCCCAGGGCGTAAGCTGCGATCGAATTCTGCGCTTTGCAGGTATCACCATCGAACAGCTCATCGGACGACCATTGACTGCGGAGGATCTGCGTTTCTCGACGTCCAAGCCCAAGGCCCCGCGCCAGCCCAAGCCCAAGACCCCGCGCCCCGAGCGCCCGGCCAAGTCTGTGCCTACATGCCGCCAGTGCGGATGGAAGCAACACAAAGGCGTCCAGTGGCCGGAGCCGGACCTGTGCAGCGCCTGCGCGCCTGCGGCCAAGCCCGTGCGCCCCAAGCATCTGGACAAGCCTGTCGTCACCACTGCCCCGGTCCAGATTCCGGTTGCCCAGGCCACACCGCCCGTGCTCGACACGCGCCTGGCCAGGCTGGCCAGCGCCCTGCGCGAGCTGACTGCGGATGGCCGCATGCGCGTGTCCATGCTCGACCTGATGCGCGCCGTGGGCGCGGCAAACTACGACGAGGCGGCAGGCCTGGTGATCCACGCCGGGCTGCGCACGTCGCAGCTCTCCGGCCCGGTGCAGACCGTGCTGGTGGACCACAACGCGCGGCTGCTCATGGCCAGCGCGGCAAGTGAGGTGCGGAAGTGAATACGCCAGCCATACGCGCGATCAAACCCTCGGAACTCAAGAAGCCCACGGACTACAAGGCCCGCTACGAAGCCGAGCAGCACCGCCGCCAGAACCTTGAGCGCCGCGTGGAGACCCTGGAGCTCGAACGCGACGCGCTTCTCTACCGTAACTCGCAACTCAAGGCGCAGTTGGAGAACCGTCTGGGCCTGCCGCACGTCCAAGCCAAACTGAGGGTACAGGCATGACCGCCGCCCGCTTCATCGCCACGCGCGGCGGGCACGGGTCCGTCTGCATCCGCGACACCACGCGGGCCAACCGCATGTGCTGTAGCTTTGAGCGGGACTTCCAGGCTTACGGCCAGGACCGCGACCGGGCCACCGCCGCCGCCATGCGCATGGCCGAGATCTGCGCCGAGGCGCTGAACCAGGCGCACGAGGCCAGAGTCAACAAGGAAGGAGAAAACACCTGATGGCCAGCTATGTCCTTGACGAGCCCTTTGTCGAGTTGGTGGGCAGCGGGCGCAAGACCCAGACCATTCGCCGCCTGCACCCTGATGTGCCCAAGGTGGGCGAACGCCTGGAGCTGTACCAACTGCACCCAACGCTCCAGCGGCAGTTGATCCGCGACGACGTCTTCTGCACCTCAGTCCAGAACATCCGCTTCTACCGCGACGTAGACGGCCAGATCGACGTGGATATAAGCGGCGCCTGGCAGGCTTCGCACCAGGTCGCGGCACTGGCCAGGGCCGAAGGGTTCCGGGGCGTGGGCCAATTTCTCGCCTACTTCAAGCGCAAGGGCCTGCCGTTCAAGGGCGTGCTCATCAAGTGGCAGGCGCGCCAGGAGAGCCCGCACACGCCCCCACCCGTGCGGGAGTGCGGCACATGCCAACACGAAGGCAAGAGCATCGAGGACTGGCCCTGCCGCACGTCCATGAACGCTGTCGGCCTCATGTGCTGGGAACCGAAGGAGGCGCACAATGGCACAGCCCGCACGTAATCTCGCGCCCTACAAGGGCAAGATGATCCAGCTCATCCACATCGCCAAGGGCAAGCTCGGCCTGGACGACGCCGAGTACCGCGCGATCCTGGAGCGCAAGACCGGCAAGACCAGCAGCAAGGGCATGAGCATGAGCGAGCTGGAGGCCGTGCTGGAGCACATGCGCACCATCGGGTTCGAGGACCGCTCCGGCGGCAAGCCCGGCGGCAAGGCCAGGGCGGTCAAGCTGGCCGATGACCCGCAGTCGAGATTGATCCGCCACCTCTGGCTCACGCTGCGCGATCTCGCCGGCGGGGTGCGCAACAGCAGCGAGCAGGCCCTGGCGGCCTACGTCAAGCGGCAGACCGGCGTGGAGCGCCTGGAGTGGCTCACCACCCACCAGGCCGCGTCGGTCATCGAGGCGCTCAAGAAGTGGGTCATTCGTCTGGGAGGCATGCCATGACCAACAATGCCACCCGCGAAACGCCGCGCCAGCTCGGCACGGAGCTGCTGCAGGATCTGGCCGACAAGCTGGCGCTGCTGGCCCAGAATTACCTTGGTGTGAGCGAAGCCAAGGCTAAGTCGTTTGCCGCAGAAGCGGTCGCAACATTGGCCGACGACTGGGGCGGGCAGAACATCTACATTCCTATGGACATGGTCGGCAGGCGCAGCCAGCGGAACATCAAGATGTACCGGGAGTTCCGAGGCGACAACGCCCCTGAGCTAGCCAGCAAGTATGGCCTGTCCGTCCAGCATGTCTACCGCATCACGAAGGCCATGCGGCGCGAACTTGCACCACGTCAGCACTCTCTTCTCGCAGCCGCCGCCGATTGACTTTTCATTTCACACTGTGCAACGCCATTTCAACGGCGGCCGTCCCACTACATCCCAACTCATCCCGGATTGTCCCGGTTATCTCTTCCGCCAGGTCTAGTTATCACGTCGGGGATCAGCCAGCAGCCTGCGGGCCTGGGCCGGGTCGCCGCGGGTGGCCGGCTCGTCGGCCGCGAACCCGGTGCCCAGCAGGGCCGGCGGCAGCACGCTGCCCGCGGCCAGGCCCGAGGAGCCGTAGACCAGCCGGGTCAGGGCCTCG